CTTAAATGAAAATATCAAAGGTAAATGAGGTTTATCTTACAGTAGAAGTAGATGATAGCTTAGAAAGAGAGCTCTCTGATTATTTTACATTTGAAGTGCCTGGGGCTAAATTTATGCCACAATATCGTAATAGGATATGGGATGGTAAAATACGTTTGTTTTCTCCACATAATGGCAGAATATATGTAGGGTTACTTCCATATATTAAGGAGTTTTGTTTAAAAAACTCAATTGAATATATAATGGAAGAGGGAGTAGAAAATGTCAGGAATGTTATTCGTGAGAGCGTTAGAGATTTCGCAACATCCTTACAACCAAAGTCCAAAGGAAAGCCGATTGAAATCCGTGATTATCAATTGGATGCAATACACCACGCAATATCCACAAACCGCTCACTTCTATTATCTCCTACCGCTTCTGGTAAGTCATTAATAATATATACACTAGTTCGTTACTACCATATGATGGGATTAAAAACTTTAATTCTTGTTCCTACAACATCACTGGTTGAACAGATGTATTCAGACTTTATTGATTACGGTTGGAAAGACGAATACATTCATAGAGTGTACGCTGGTATGGACAAGGGTTCTAAAAAACCAGTTGTAATATCAACATGGCAATCAATATATAAACTTCATTCACCATACTTTGCACAATACGGATGTATAATCGGTGATGAAGCTCATCTATTCAAAGCAAAATCTTTAACAGATATTATGGTAAAGTCTAGAGATGTAAAGTATAGATTTGGACTAACAGGTACACTTGATGGTACACAAACACATCGTTTAGTATTAGAAGGTTTATTTGGAAAAGTCAAAAAGATTATTACAACAAAAGAGCTGATGGATAGTGATACTTTAGCTAAACTTAATATTAACTGTGTAGTTTTAAAACATACAGAAGAAGAATCTAAAAGAGTTAAAAACTATGCATATGCTGAAGAAATTAATTTTATAGTATCTCACCCCAAGAGAAACATTTTTATTAAAAATTTATGTGAAAAATTAAATGGAAACACTTTATGTTTATTTCAGTTAGTTGACAAACATGGAGTTTTATTGTATAATGAAATTAAAAAGTTTGACAGGAAAGTATTTTTCGTGTATGGTGGAACTAATACACAAACCAGAGAAGATATTCGTTCTATAACTGAAAATGAAAAAGATGCTATAATCATAGCTTCATATGGTACATTTTCTACAGGAATAAATATTCGTAACATACACAATATTGTTTTTGCTAGTCCATCTAAAAGTAGAATAAGAGTATTGCAAAGTATAGGTAGAGGATTGAGGCAAAGTAAAGATAAAGATTCTGTAAAACTATTTGATATATCTGATGATCTTACACATAAGACTAGAAGAAATTTTACATTAAGACACTTTTATGAACGAATAAATATATATAAAGAAGAACAGTTTGATTATAAAATTGATAGGATTAAATTATGAGTTGTGAAAAAGCCGAACTTTTAGAAGAGAAGTCAAAAATGAGTTATCAAGTTATTAAATTATCAAATGGCGAAGATATCATATGTACCGTTGAGGAACTTGAATCTAATAGGTTTAAAGTAACCTCACCATTAAAGATGAGCACTCACAGTAAAATAACTGAAAATGGTGTAATTGAATCTTTAGGTTTATCTAGATGGATACAGGTATATTCTGATCAACCATTTTATAATATAGAAAAAAATTCTGTAGTTATTATGACTCCAGCATCTCATGGATTGGGTCGTTACTATGAGCACGTATTAAATAGTATTGCAGCTTCAGAAATTAATGGTGCAATAGGAAAAGGCCCTACAGAAGAAGAATTAAATTCAATTGAACATGAAGAATATCTAGAAGAAACTGAAGATTATTTAACTCACTGGAATGTAGATGATAAACTTTATCATTAATTTGAAAAGATTACAATATCTATTATACACACTATCCTATACCTTGTCAAGTAAAAAATGCATTGATTTTAAATAATTATTTACTTGACATTCCTCTCAAAATAGTGTAGTATAGAAGAAATATGTAAAAGGAATTGTTATGGCAAAAAAACCTAAAAAAGTAAGTGTTCACTATGTAGATAATAAGAAGTTTCTACAAGCAATGAAAGATTGGAAAGACCAATGTAAAGAAGCTGAAGAGGCTGACGAAGAACTTCCTAGAATTACAAATTATATTGGTGAATGTTTTTTAAAGATTGCAAATGGACTTTCATACAGACCAAACTTTATTAATTATACATACAAACAAGAAATGATATCAGATGGTATTGAAAATTGTTTACAATACATTCATAACTTTAATCCAGAAAAATCAAATAATCCTTTTGCTTATTTTACACAAATTATTTACTACGCATTTATTCGTAGGATTCAAAAAGAAAAAAAACAAGCTCATGTAAAACATCAGTTAATATCAAAACAAGAGTTTATTCCTTTTGTTACAAACCCATATGACACTACGCCATATCAGGTAAGTGGGTTTGATGTAAATATAATGGTGCCTGATGAGGCAGTTTATAAACCTAAGAAAAAAGAAAATAAAGATAAGATTGGTGGCCTAGAGAATTTTATGGAGCTAGATGATTGAAGATTGCTATAATTAATGATACACATTTTGGTGCTAGAAACGACAACTCAAATTTTAACGAATACTTTTATCAATTTTTTGAAGGAGTATTCTTTCCATACTTACAACAAAATAATATAAAAACTTGTATTCATCTGGGAGACTTGATGGATAGACGTAAGTTTGTTTCATATAAAACTGCTAAAGACTTTCGTGAAAGATTTGTTTTGCCATTTAAAAGTTTAGAAGTAGATTTACACATTATGATTGGAAACCATGATACATTTTATAAGAATACTAATGATGTAAATTGTGTAGAAGAACTTTTAGGTCAACGCCATAAAAATATTAAAATATATCCAGAAGCTGAAGAAGTTGAATTTGATGGTACTAAGATTTTATTTTTGCCGTGGATTAATAGTCAAAACACAATTCACTCAGAGAGTATGATTAATAAAACAACAGCAGGTATTTGCATGGGGCATTTAGAGATTGCTGGATTTGAAATGATGAAAGGTATGTTAAATGAACATGGAATTAATAAGAGTATGTTTAGAAAGTTTGATACTGTTTTTTCTGGCCATTTCCACACTAAATCTGATGATGGTCAAATATTTTATTTGGGAGCTCCATATGAACTTTATTGGAACGACTGCAATGACAGAAAGGGATTTCATGTATTCGATACAGAAACTAGAGAACTAGAAAGAATAGAAAATCCTTATACCATTCATAAAAAAATTCACTATGACGATGCACAAAATGATTATACTAAATTTGATGTAAGTAAGTTAGCAAATCATTATGTAAAAGTTATTGTAGTAAATAAAAAAGATTTATATCAATTTGATCAATTTATTGATAGAGTGTTAAAAACAGATTGTCACGAAGTTAAGATTATAGAGGATTTTTCTGACTTGGATGCAAACACTGTTTCTGATGATATTGTTGAAAATACAGAAGATACAATGACACTTCTCAGTAAATACATTGAGGAACTTGATACAACTTTAGATAAAGGTAGACTAATTAACCTACAAAGACAACTTTATACAGAGGCCCAAGACTTAGAAATATGATTAATTTTAAATGTGTGAGGTGGAAAAACTTTCTTTCCACAGGTAATCAGTTTACCGAAATTCAATTAGATAAAGAACCTACTACACTCATCATTGGTGAGAATGGAGCAGGAAAGTCAACCATACTTGATGCTTTGTGTTTCAGCCTATTTGGAAAACCATTCCGTAATATTAGTAAAATGCAAATGGTAAATTCAATCAATAACTCTTCTACAATTGTTGAGGTAGAATTTAAAATAGGTACTGTAGAGTATAAGGTTGTACGATCTATAAAACCAAATAAATTTGAAATATATCAAAATAATATTCTTATGAACCAAGAAGCAAATGCTCGTGATTACCAAAAGATATTAGAACAACAAATTCTTAAATTAAACTATCGTTCATTTACACAGGTAGTTATTCTTGGTAGTTCAACATTTGTACCTTTTATGCAGNTAAAGGCTAGACACCGTAGAGAAGTTGTAGAAGANATTTTAGANATTCAAATATTTTCTACTATGAATNTAATTCTAAAACAAAGATTAAAAATTATATTAGATGACATTCGTGAAAATGATTATCAATATGAACTTGCATCTGAAAAGATTAGTTTTCAAGAAAATCACATAGCTGATTTAAAGGATAATAAAGAAAAAATTATCCAACAAAAACAAAGACTTATAGAAACTAATGAAAAAGAAATTTCTAGAAGAACTGATGAAAGAAATCAATTAGAAAATGATAATGCAAATTCTCTTACTTCTATTGATGATAAAATATCAGTAGAAACTAAAAGTACAAGACTAAAAGACATACAATCTACTCTTGTTGAAAAACATAAAACCCACACATCAATGGTTGGTTTTTTTGAAAANAATGAAGATTGCCCAACTTGTCAACAACACATTGATGAAGNTTTTAAAACNGATATGATTTCACAGAAAAGAACAGAAGCAGATAAAGTACAATCTGGAATGAAAGAACTTAAATCTGAATTAGATAAAATTTCTTTGAGGAAAAAAGAAATAAAAGAAATTACAGATAGTATTCGTAATAATCAAGTATCTATTGCAAAGATAGATTCTTCAGTGTTAGAATTAAAAAAGTTTAACGTACAACTAGAAACTGAAATATCACAATTTAAACTTGATGGTAGTGCTTCATCTGATGTTGATAAACTAAAAGAACTTAAAAATGAAGCAGAACTTTGCAGTAGACAAAAATCAAAACTAAGAGAAGATAAGTTATATGCTGAAGCTGCAAGAAATATGTTACAGGATACAGGTATTAAGACTAAGATCATTAAACAGTATCTACCAATAATGAATAAGTTGATAAACAAGTATCTTACTTCTATGGAGTTTTACGTTAACTTTACATTAGATGAAAACTTTGAGGAAACAATTAAGTCACGATATCGTGATGAGTTTTCTTATGCATCGTTTAGTGAAGGAGAAAAAATGAGAATAGACCTTGCACTACTCTTTACTTGGAGAGCTGTCGCAAAGATGAAAAACTCTACAAATACTAATCTATTAATACTTGATGAAATATTTGATAGTTCACTTGATGGTACAGGAACAGATGAGTTTCTGAAGATTCTGAATACTTTGAGTGGTGAAAATGTTTTTGTAATAAGTCATAAACAAGATGCACTTGCTGATAAGTTCAGAAGTACAATTAAATTTGAGAAGGTGAAAAATTTTAGTCATGTTGCTACTTAACGGAGATTGCATTGAAGAAATGCAGAAACTAATTGATGATGGTGTACAAGTGGATTCAGTTGTTACTGATCCACCATATCATCTACAGTCTATTGTAAAACGATTTGGTAAAGAGGGTTCTGCACCAGCTCAAGAAGGAACTGATGGTGCATTTGCAAGAGCATCAAAAGGTTTTATGGGTAAAGAATGGGATGGTGGAGATATTGCATTTAGACCAGAAACTTGGGAACTTGCATTGAAACTATTAAAGCCAGGCGGTCATCTTCTTGCATTTTCTGCTTCTCGTAATTATCATAGAATGGCAGTGGCAATCGAAGATGCTGGGTTTGAAATTCGTGATCAGATGATGTGGTTATATGGAAGTGGTTTTCCTAAGTCACATAATATAGGTAAAGGTGTAGATAAAAAACTGGGTAATGATACAGAATGGGAAGGTTGGGGAACTGCACTCAAACCAGCACACGAACCTATTGCAGTAGGACGTAAGCATTTATCAGAAAGTTCTATTGTAAATAATGTATTGAAACATAGAACTGGCGGTATCAACATTGATGACAGTCGGGTTGGGCCTCCCATTCTATCAACAAAGGGCGGATGGCACCATGAAAGTATAATTAATGATGATGAATGGAAAGGTGGTGAACAAGAGGACAATCAACCACAAGGTCGTTTTCCTGCCAATGTTATGCATGATGGGAGTGATGTGATCGTAAATCAATTTCCAAATACCAAGAGTGGAAAACTAACACCTGATATGAATATAAAACCCAGCACAGGTTGGTCAGGTGGTTCTAGATCAGATAGAGTAAAGAATACCTTTAATGGTGATGAGGGTTCAGCTGCAAGATTCTTCTATTGTCCAAAAACTTCTAAGTCCGAAAGACACAATGGGGATGCAAATACTCACCCAACTGTAAAACCAGTTGAGTTAATGAAGTACCTTTGTAGATTAGTTACACCAAAAGGTGGTACTGTACTTGACCCATTTATGGGAAGTGGTTCTACTGGCATGGCTGCAAAAGACGAGGGGTTTGATTTTATCGGTATTGAGAAAGAAGAAGAATA